GAGCACCTATATCAGACTTGTATTCTTGTCGAGGTACTGTAGTATGCTGTAGCTCGTCTATTCTCCTGTCAGTCTCATGGATCAACTCAGAGTGTCTACCAACAGCAGAGTTATCAGCCTTCTCTTTCTCCAAAGCATCTACCTTAGCTGTAATTCTGTTGATAAAGAACCATCCTATAGCTACGAACAATGCCCATGCACTCTCTAGTATTTTCTCCATTTACTCTGGAACTTCAATCCAGTTGATTATGTCTTCATCCCAGCTGTATATTTTATTATCACTTGGGTAAGCAACGGGAGATTCCCATAAGCAAGTATCTTCCACTAAAGTCCAGCTAGGGTAAGGTTGAGGAGCAATAAAAGCATCTCTGCCTGTATCATATGTAGACCCTATGCCTGCATAATTATATCTAAGTGCCACACCTGAATCCTCTACGCCATCTTGATCATAATGTTTACCCCCGTGAGTGTTGTAAGAAGTCTGCACCCAGCTACTAGGGGTTCCCCAATTACCAGAATTGACATTTTCTTGGTCTATAACCAGCACTCTCAATACAGTACTGTTTTCGTCTAGCTCTGCGAAATGTGACATATAGCGTCCTATTGAAATTTATATCGAATTATTACCACCCCTGAACCACCTGCACCACTTGCTGTTAAAGTAGCAGTACTATCACCTCCGCCACCACCACCACTTCCCCTATTAGTAGTACCAGCAACTCCTCCTACGGGTGAGGGCGCGCCCTTTCCTCCACCCCCTGCTCCACCGATAGCACCAATGTTTGCTGAATTACAACCACCGCCTCCACCACCCGCTCTCATAATAGAAGAACCAGAAATCGCAGAGGTAACGCCTACACCACCTATACTAGGATAACTAGCATGATCGGAATCAAAACCAACAGCCCCAGCTCCACCACCACCAGAGCCATAAAGAGGAACATATATTCGCCCACCACCAGCAAAACCTTGATTTGTCGTTCCTGCACCACCGCCCACAGTAGTAGATGGATAGTTATCCCCTGCGCCCCCGCCAGATCCGCCTGCTATCCCGGGAGTAGTTGATGAAGCCCCAATTCGTTTTCCACCACCACCACCGCCAATAGATGTAACCCCTCCAAAACTAGAATTTGAACCATTATTACCATTAGCACTACTAGCAGTTGCACCACCTGCACCAATAACTACAGAGTAAGTTTGTGCTGAAACGGTAAGAGCTGTTTCACTGGAGCCACCACCACCACTTGTTTCATTGTTAAAACTATTGCGATAACCACCAGCTCCGCCTCCACCTCCATATTTTGAACCCCCTGAAGCTCCTCCTGCAATAACTAAATACTCCACTATTGCGTCAGTCCCCGGCTCTGTCATCACAAAAGACCCTGACGAATTAAAGGTGTGTATCTTGTAGTCTCCTGAAGTAGTTACACTACCACCAGTTGCGGCAGTAGCAACATAGTGTTGCCAAGTTTCACCATTTCTAGCCGTATAAAGATCTGCTGCACCACCATTGTAATGCGATATATTGTCTTCTGGTATGCCGTTTATATTTGCTATAGTTGCCATTATTATATTCTCCTTATGCTAGTGTCACATAGTCAGATGAAGGAGCAAAAAAGATAATGTCAGCAGTAACTGCATATCCAACCGTTCTTACAATATCCCCAGTGCCTGCAGGTTTTGTAGCTGTAATCTCGCCAATCGTTCCGCTTATATAAAGTGGTACACCCGGTGTCCAACTCCATGTATCATCTCTGACAAAACTACCAGATAGAGCAACAGCCATAGCTTGCGTGTCAGTCTTAGCTTCCAGCGCAATACCTAATAAATTTATACTTGTGCCTGCCGCATCAGCATCAGCTTCCAGCCATTTGCTAGCACTCCCAAGATAAACTAAGTCCATAACTGCTGAACTGTATCCTGCTGTTAAAGTGTTTGTCTGAGGCCCAACAGCCGTATGATCTGCTCCCGGTGTAGCATCGAGCGAGAAGGCTCCTATAGTTTTGTTGGTTAATGTTTCAGTGCTAGAGGCTGTGATTAGAGTGGCATCACTCACGGCTGTGTTTAACTGAGCCAATGTAGATGTCACTGTGTTATTAGCTAGGTTAATTGATTTATTGGTAAGCGTGTCAGATGTTGCCGCACCAATACCACCAATGTTAGTCAAAGCAGTTGCCGCAGTCCCGATATCTGATAGATTACTAGCAGCAAGAAGATCACCAGCATGTGTATCAACCATCTCTTTTACACCAGCTACAGTAGGCGTAACCACATCACTTGTACCTGTGACATTCTCTGCTGAAGTAGATCTCTCAACAGTCCCAGATACTGTCGTGCTTGATACAACCCCCATACCATCCTGTGGAAAACCTCCTGCCGTAGAACCATCATGCACTACCAATACATCTTTATCTGTGTCCACAGTTACCTCTCTAACTGCACCTGTAAAGCTGGAGTGTTGAGAGGTCGTACCTCCTCGTAATTGTAATTTTTTAGCCATTAACTCAGACCTCCGAAATCCATTTGTAAGTTATCGCCACTAACTGTGCCAATATTTGTAAGATTATTATTTTGACCATCCAGAGCAGCCCCTAACTGAGGAGAACCATCTGATACTACATCTGCAATGCCCGGTGCAATTGTTACGAAAGAAGAACCATTATGATATTTGATTACGTTATTTGTACTGTCATACCAAAGGTCACCTTCTGATGGTGAGCCGGGAGCCGAAGAAGCAATCGTATACTCATTTGCATATCTATTAACATCAGCTATTGAACTGGATACAGTGGACATAGCAGTAACATTGGCACTAGTGGCTAATAGATCTAAATCAGTGACTACCGCACTAGTTCCAAGTAGAGCTAAATCTGCAACTACAGCACTAGTGGCTAATAGATCTAAATCTGCAACTACAGCAGCAGTTCCAAGTAGCGCAAGATCTGCAACTACAGCAGCAGTTCCTAACAATGCCATGTCAGCAATTACGGCTGCTGGTGCCAGCCTGTTAATATCAGCGATTGAGTCAGCAACGGTAGTAATATCACTACCACTTGAAGTGGTAATAGCATCAGCAATGGAACCTAAGTCCTCACTGTAGACAACGTCACCAGCAACTATGTTTATATTGACTTGGTTAGCCGCTGAGATAGCTACGGCTTGCCAGCTAGTTCCATAAGACTGTAGTTCGTTTGTGGAGGTATTAAAGTAAAGATCACCTTGATCAAGACTAGTAGAGGGAGCTGATGAAGCAACTCGGTATCTTGATCCAAAGGAGTTAACACCTGCTATATTAGCTGCAGTTGTATTAACATTAGCTATAGATCCAGCAACCGTATTAACATCAGCAATAGAAGTTGCTACAAGATTGGTATCACCTTCTTTTGCAGCTATCTTATGGTATGTATAGGTATTTAAAGTAGTAGTACTAATCACCTGCATGCCAAGACCATCAGCTATAGTAGCACTCTGATAAGTAGCAGGGATGCCAGTAATAGTTACAGTAGTTCCGCCTACAGTCCTACCAGTAGTAGACTGTCCTGAACCGTCAACTACAACTCCTCCTGCATTTGCTATAGAAACTACAGTACCCGCACCATCGTCAGGATCTGGGTGTGCATTTGGAAAGGTAACTTCAGATGCTATAGCTACAAAACCACCTACAGCATTAACAATAGCTACTATGTCATCTCTTACAGCTTTAGACGTAGGGATAGCCTCATCAGAACTTGATAGAGTAGTTTGCAGTGTAACTTCTTCAAATACCCCTGCTCCACCTGCAACCCGGCCTAAGATTTTATTAGTTGCACTTGCAGATACTATCTTAGCAAGCGTTATATTAGCATCTAATACTTTTGCAGTAGTGATAGCATCGTCAGCTATCTTAGCAGTCGTTACGTTTGCAGATGCAATATGAGCAGTATCTATACTACCATCAACATACTGATCTGAATCCACACTGTTAGCACTCATATGTGCGAGATCTATACTACCATCAACATATTGATCTGAATCAATACTATTAACACTCATATGAGCTACGTCTATACTACCATCTACGTACTGATCTGAATCAATACTATTAACACTCATGTGTGCTACATCAATAGAGCCGTCCGTATAGTGTTCTGAGTCTACAGCATTATCAGCCAGCTTAGTACTATCAACAGCATCAGCTGCTAGCATAGCAGTCTCTACAGCACCTGTAGAAATTGTAAGTGCGCCTGTATTAGCTAAGGTAGCATCACCAGACATGATTACATTGTTAAACTTAGTACCATTAGCTACTAGGATATGAGTATCTGTAGCTACAATGCCAGTATCAAAGGCTCCGAAAGCATCTACAGCTTCTTGAGATAGATAGAAAGCTTGTAAGCTATCTGTATCTAGATCAGTCTCTGATAGATTACTACCGTCCACGTAGTCTACAAGTCTGGTAGTCAAGCTAGAGACTCTGATAATAAGAACAGTGTTTCCAGCTGTTACGGTACCAGTAACGGCAACCTCAGAGTCACTGTTCCATGTGAAAGCTACTGAAGTCCCGTTGACCTCTACGTCTACATGGGACCTATTTATGAAGCTGAAAGTAACAGCAAAGGTCTGGCCTGCACCAGTAGACCCCGCTGTGTATGTTAC